CGGCTTGGAATACCGTGCCGAGGACATCCGTGAGGACAGGCAAAAGGGCCTGCCCGAGCTCCATTATGACCGGCATGGCCTGCGAAAGGCCCTCCGAGAGCATTTCGACGAGGCCGAGGAGCATGGGCTCGATGGTCGGCCACGCCTCGATGATGGTGTTGAGGAACTGCTCGATGACGGGGGTGAACTTCCCTCCGGCGTCCTCCATGAAATTCGTCCAGATGCCGTTGAGGCTCTTGGTGCTGTTGGTGAGGCCGTCCGTCTGTGTGATGGCTGCCTGCTGCACCTTGGAGCTCTGCTCGATGATGGAGGCGAGCCGTACTTGCGCGAGGGTGGCTTCGTCCATTTCGTCGATGTTCTCCCCGAGCCCCATCTTCATGGCCTGTGCCTTGACCGTCGCTTCGTCCAGCTTGACGCCGTACTCTGCGAGGGCCTCGCCGTTTCCTTGGATGCCCTCTTGGATGAGGGTGAGGGCCTCGGTGTCATCCATCGAAAAGGCGTTGCCGAAGTCGTAGGCGAGGGACGTGGTGGTCTTGGACAGCTCCGCCGCCGCGTCGTCTGTGATGCCGAGGTTGGTGTAGAGAGCTTGGTTGCTGACAAGGAAGCCTTGCACCTCCGTGTTGCTGCGGTGAACGGCGTCCGCGTAGTTGTCGGCCCATTCTCCGACGTCTGTGCCGGCGAACAGGTTATCGAACTTCGCGGATGTGTTCTCCCCGAGCTTTGCTGCCTCTACTGCGGCGCTGGCAAATTCCTTGATGGCGTCGGTGGCCGCTTGGATGGCTTCGATGCTCAAGAAGGCTGCGAGCGCCCCTTTGATGGCGTCCTTGACTTGGTTGCCTGCGTCGCTGCCCTCCGCGCCCATGTCGTCGAGCGCCCGCTCTGCGTCCTTGGCCTCATCCTCTACGTCGTCAGCCGCGTCTGCGGCCCCGTTAAGGGCTTGAACGAGTTTCCCCTTTATGGTCTGTATTGGATGGGTGAAGGCCGTTCCTATGGCCTTTGCGCCCTTTGTGACGTCGTTCTTGAAGCCTGTGAATTGCTTTTGGGTGTAGGCGAAGGCCCCGGAAACGCCGGTGCGGAAGCTCTTGGCAAGCGACTGTCCGCTCTGGATGCCCGCTGCCATCGTCTTCTTGAAGGCCGCGCCGAAGCTGTCGGCCTCCGCTCCCATTTTTCGGAAGCTGTCGCTCGCATCGTCCCCGGCGTCGTCGAAGTCTGCTCCCATCCTCTGGGCGGCGGCTCCGGCGTCCCGTGCTGCGTCCGCGCCTGCCGCGCCCATGTCGCTGATTGCGCGGCTGCAAGACTGTGCCCCAGCCTCTGCCCGGTCTACAGCCTCATCAACGTCGCCGAGGCCGCTTTCCATCTGTTCGATGGCGTTCAAGGCGTCCGACGCTTGGAAGCCTACGCCATAGGTGAGGTCTCTTGCGTCTGCCAAGTTTTCACCTCCTTAAATGCCGAAATAGCCGCCCCCGAAGGGACGGCTATTTCTTTCTGTTGGGGTTCCATTCTCCTTGCCACAGCAAGCGGGCCTCGACGGCTTCCCGGTACTCTCTCAAGTCCATTTCTTTGAGCTCGGAGTAGGTGATGCCGCTGCCGGCGAACACCATGCACCAGAATTCCCTGTTCCGCCGGGCCCGCCGCTGCGCTGCGGCTACGCTGGCCTCACTCTCGAAGAAAGTTCTCGATGGCCTTGATGAGCCCCTCCGGGGTCTTGAGGTCATCCTTCTCATCGAAGTAGGCCATGCCTTCGTTTCTCACCTCGGCGGGCGCGATGACGCAGTTCTTGAACATCCTGTCCATGTACTCCGCGCTCTTGCGCTTTCCGCTGCCGGTGTTCCCACACTCATCGTTGGTCTCGTAGTACCACGACGGAGAAACGCTCTGCAGGGTGAATTCGGTTCCGTTGACAGTTACCTTTTTCTGACGAGCCATATACTTTCGGTAGCCCCTTTCTGATAATGATTTCGGCCTTTCCGGCCAGTTCTTCTTTGCCATCTAAATCCCCGCCTTAACGGTAGTTGAGGTCGGGGATGTAGACGTTGACGGTGACGGTGGTGGGGTCTTTGCTTCTGGGGGTGTCCGGCATCTTGAGGATGCGGCAGTTCTCCTCGCTGACCTGGATGGCGTCGGCGTCGTTGACGTCCGAAACGGAGAAGCGGACGGGACGCCGCTTCGCGCAAATCTCGCGCAGGTACGCAAGGCTCGAAGACGTGCTCATAAGGGGCAGAGCGGCGTTGCCGCTGTTGTTCGCGTTCTCGCTGTATGCGACGTCGCCCTTGGCCCCCACGCTGGGCGTGACGGCGTCCTCATTGTGGGTGAGGGTTACGACGCCGTCTGCGGCAAAGCCGGTGATTACCCGGCCTCCGACGGACACAGTGACCTTCTTGGGGTCGTAGGTGCTGACTTCCGGCATGGTGTGTTCCTCCTTTCACTTACGCGGTGAGGGTGGCCCGCAGGGTGCCTACCACCTTGACGCGGTGGACAGCGCCCTCGAGCAGGGCCTCCCAAGTGATGTCCGGCATCTGGCGGGCGCGGGCCTCCTCATCCGTGGCATCGGCCCGTTTCGGGACGACGACAGAGAAGACGCCTGCATCGCTTTCCGGGTCTCTGGCGATGATGCCGAGGTCGGTGGCCCGGTTGAGGGTCGCGAAGACGGCTCCGGCCACCAGCGCGAAGCCTGCGTCGGTGTAGGGCACCTTCGCATTCTCGAGCAGGACGGCGTAGAGCTCCTCCCTCATGTAGCTGGCGATGTAGTCTGCGCCGAGCTGGTTGTCGATGAATTCTCCGTCGCAGCAGACGCCGTTCTTGACGTACTGCTTCTTGTACTCCTCCGTGAGGAAGTTGACGTTTGCCTCCTCGAGGGCCTCTCTCTGGGCGCTGGTGATTGCAGGCATGGTGATGCCCTGCGGCACCTTGAACTTCCACGTCACGCTCTGCGGGTAGAAGGGGCCGACGTTGCCGAGGTAGGCGGCGTCCGCTTCCTCATCGAGGTTCTCGGTGTCGGTGTAGATGAGGGCGCACCGGCGGTTCTTGACAGCCAGAGAGAGGTTGTCAGTCTGGCCGAAGTAGAATTTGCGGTGGTCTTCCTCGCCTGCGCCGAGCTCCGCCTCTGTCGGCTCCGTGCCCTCCGCCCACGCACAAAGAGCTTTGACGTAGTCGTCTCCGTCTTGGTCGGTGAGCAGCATATACCAGTCGTCGTCGGTCTGGCGGAGGGTCTCGATGGCAGTGATGAGGGCCTCCGCCTTCTCTCCGTCGTCCTGCCCGGTGGGGGGCGCGATGCCGGCGATTTTGACCTTGCGGATGAGGGTGTCTGCGAGTGTGGTCTTGCCCTGCTCAAACAGGGCGCTGACCTTCCGATAGATTTTCGCGGTGGTGCCGCTGTTGGGGTAGTCCTCCGCAACCTCCTCGAGGCTGCGGTAGATGGCGGGGTCTTTGGCCCCGGCGGTGCTCAAGATGAGGATGTCGAGCGCCTCCGAGGGGTTCGGCTTCGCGTCGAGGTTTACGACGACGATAACGTCTTTCGGCATTTGGTTCACTCCTTTTCTTGTTTGGTGACGACGTTTTGGAGGATGTCGTCTCTCCGCTGGTCGTCCTTGGTGTAGCGGACGCGCACGTCAAAGCCATACCGGCGGGCCGCTTCGTCGATGACGAGGGTGGTTCGGTTCCCGACGTTCGTAACCTCCGCGACGACGATGCCCTTGTTGGAGAGGTCGTTGTAGCCGCCCTGCAACAGGTAGCCGATGGCCTTCTCTGTTATGCTCTGGGCTTCATCGTCTCCGTAGACGTATTCCTCGCCGTCCCACCTGTTTTCGGAACAGGCAGTGAAGGAGAAGGTAGCGGAAGGCTGCTCGCGGCGGTTGTCGATGAGCGCCTCGGTGCCGTCTTCGTTCTCGATGACGGTCTGCGTGTGGTCTCCGAGCTCTCCCGTCGATGCGTATGGTGCCGTGACGCTGTAAACGATGAAGGGCACCTCTGCTTCCGGCTGCACTTGGTCGCTCAAGAGGACGGGGAGGCCGAGCGCCGCCGCGAGGCTCGAGACGAGCGTGTTTCTGACTTCAAGGAATGTCATTTCGGCGAGCTCACTCCCTTCTTCTCAACAACATAGCGTTTCAGCGGGTGGATGGGCCCGTGGGTAAGCTCTTGCTTCACGGTATAGACCTGTCCGTCGAAGGTGTCTCGTACCTGCTGCCCGACGGTGAGGCTGTGGCCGTTGGTGTAGAGCTTTTGGCTGTTCTGCGTGTAGGTGCCCGCGATGGCGTACTGCAGGTCTTCGTTGTTGACCGGCATTACAACGCCTTTGAAGGTCTTGGACGTCGGCTTCGTGGGCTTCCACTGGCCTCCGTTCGCTTGGTCGTAACTGCCGCCGGGCTCGAGCTCCTCGATGTCGTGCAGCAGCCCGAGGGGGATGGTGGGCTTTGCGTACTTGAACATGGCTATCCCTCCTCGATTTCGTAGGTGATGGATTGGTAGAGGCGTCCCGTGCTGTAAAGGGGCTTCCCGCTCTTGGTGGTCTCCATTGTGATGCTGCTCTTGGGCGGGTCAATGCCCTTCATGATGTAGGCCTGCGTCATAGCCGCCGCCCGCTCGCCGATGAGGGCCGCCGCCTCTCTGGCGGTTCCTCCCTCGAGGACGATTTTGTCGATGGCTGCCTTGCAAGCCTCCGCGAGTTCGTTCTTCCCGTGGTCGAAGCTGCCTCGAATGAAGCTGCGCTCTGGGATGGTGACGGAAGGGAGGAGAAGGAACAGGAAATTGAATTTCCCGTTCCCCTTGTCCGTAACTCCGAACAGATGCCCTTCCTCCGACGTGATGAAGAAAAGCCCTTGGAAGTCCCTCGGGCTTTTCCCCTCCGCCTCCCGCGAGATGGGAATTGCGAGGTTCTTTACGTTCTTGGCGCGGATGGTCGCCCCGTATTCGTGGACGCCGGCTATCATGAGGAGGTAGCTGTCTGCGTCTCCTTGTATGCCGACGTGGATTTTCAAGGCTTGAAGGGCCTTGAGTTCTGTCTTGATGCGCTCGAGCTCTGGGCGCAGGGTGTCTCTGATAATCGCCACGGCCCACCTCCTCACAAGCGGGTGTAGTAGCCAATGGTCGTGAGCCAGCTCTCTCGCGGGTTCTTGTCGAACGTCCAAGAGACGTCGGAAATGCTGAACGCGGACAGGCCTTGCGCCCCGTTCTGCATGATGGAGAATTCCTGCTGGATAATCCCCCACACCACTCCCTGCAGGTCTGCGGGGAGGGTGCAGGGGTCGTCTTCCGTGGCGTCCTTTGGGAGGACGTAACCGGCGGTGTACTTGACCTCCAAATACCTCGCTGCGAGGAGGAAGTCGTAGGATAAGCCGCCGACGTAGCCCCGGAAAGTCCAGCCGTTGTCCTTGTAGAGGACGCCGATTTCTCCGTCTACGGTGTAGTCGTACTCCTCCGGCGGGATAATGCTTCCGTCGGTGGTGTCCTTGACGTACTCGACATTGATGATGGGCCATTGGAGCAAGACGAGCTCTTGCGTCCCAGAGGCGACGTAGCGTTGTGTGTACTGCTGACGCCCGAGCTTCCGGCCTGTCATTCGCTCAATCCACGCCGAGGCGTAGTTGATGAGGTTCACGAGCATGGCGTCTCGCTGCTCATCCACGTCGTCCGGGGCGATGCCGAGCATGATTTTCACGTCCTCGAGGGTGGTGAGGGCGTTGTTGGCCAGCTTTGCGCTCATAGGTTCGTCACCTCCTGTCGGAAGGGAAAGAGGGCGGCTACTCGCCGCCCTCCTCGACCTTCTCGGTGTTCTTCTTGCCCTTGCCCGCGCTGCCGGTGTCCTTGGTCTCCGTCACCGGGGCCGCCTTCTTATTGCTCTCGGGGCGGGGCTGCTTATACACTCTGGACATAGCCGTCTCCCTCCTTACACCGGCTGCACGTTCTTGTCGCCGAGGGCGATGGCGCAGGTGGCGGTGCAGCTCGGGGAGGTTCCGCCGGTGCACTCCACGGCGACGGTGGCCTTGATGAACTGCTTGCAGCCCACGAGGTCAATGTCGATGTTGTGGAGCTCGCTGCCTGCGGGGTCGGCCTCGATGGTGACCGCGCCGGTGTCGTCGGTGGTCTTGCCGGGCACAACGAGCTTGTCGGCGACAGGGGTGTAGCTGCCGCCCTCGGTATCGCACTCGGTAAACGTCACCTTGACGGTGATGCCGGTGGGGGTGCCGGTGGCAGCGCCGAGGGAGACGCCCAGCACGGCAGAGAGGTAGCCCTCTCTGTCGATGGCGTCGCCGCTGGTGTAGGGCTGCACCTTCACGTTCTCAAGAAGTTCTCTTTTCATGCTGCTGTTCCTCCTTTGGTGTTATGCGCCTTCGCCTTACGCGATGGCGACATTCTTGACGACGATGAAGCTCTCCGCATGGCGGGCCGCGATGTCCACATACATGAGGGCGCGGGTGGCGGAGAGGTTCTCCTCGAAGGCGTTGTGCTGGACGCCGTTCTCATCCGTCCAAGAGCCGTCGAGGGTGGTGTAGGTCTCGAGGCCGAGCTGCTCGCCCACGAGGAGGTCGGCCCAGTTGCCGAAGATGATGGTGGTCTTGTTGCTGGCGGTCTCAATCTGGTTGGAGACCTTGTAGGGGAAGCCCAGCAGTTTGCCGCCGTTCATCTCCTCGCGGTAGATGTACTCGCCCGTGGTGGTCTTCATGTTCTTGAGGAAGCCCTCGACGAAGCTGTTGAACGTCCAGCCGAGGCCGAGGTCGTCCACGTTCTTCGCCAGTACCTTGGACACAAGCCACACGGGGAAGTCGGCGGTGATTTTGCCGTCTGCGCTGGCGAGCTCGGTGTTGTTCAGCG